GGTCATGCCCAATGGCTTCTTTTGCTGCAACAATTTCGCTGTCAGCATCTTTTAAAGAGTAGCATTCCGTCTGACCTGACCATCCAATAACCGTTACCTGTTTATCTTTGTTTAAAATATCGTTGTATTCGTCGGGTATTTCATCGCCAAAACAATCAACAGCATTTTCCATCGTCCACTCTTCATAGCAAAAGTCGTGAACCTCATATGCTTTTTGGATTAAATCAGCCTCGTCCAGCGCCCTCCAGATCATTACTCGTCCAGAGTGTGGCACTTCAACTATTATTATATCGTTCATTGGTCATCTACTCCCTTAGCTGTTCAGCCATTCATCATAAGTTTTTAACGGTCGACCTGTAAAGGTGTCGTTGCCATCACTATCGCCAGCGCAAGACAGATATATCTGGTACTCGCTGTCGTTTGTTCCCCTTGCTTGGGTCTGCCAGCTTTCGTTATATGTTAATTCCATAGTGTTCTCCTAATATTTAAAACCAGTAAGCTTTCGGATATATGCTAGTCGGTCTGATACATATTCGACTGCAAAAGACTGCGTAAATGGGCAACCACAACAGTCATGCTCATGGTTGCAGCCATATGAGTGTTTACTGCAAACTAAATCAAAATACCTCACACAAGCGACCAGTTTATCTTCGTCTTGTGGGATCGCCTTGTCATGCTCGACTCGCCATATCGTCGTTGCTGCCTCGTCAAATTTGGCCGGCTTTTCCTTGTAGCGGTTAATAGTCATGCCCTCAACTGGTAGCTCAGTTTTGTACTCTTCTGTCGGGTCGTATTGGTAGCATAATTCCATAGTGTTCTCCTTTGGGGCTTTCGCCCCAGTCGGTGGGTTAATATCCCATTGCGTTTAAGTAACCGTCAAGTTCAGTTGCGTCTACCTTCGTTAAATTAATAACTACCACGCCATCGAGCATGGTTATTGCAACTGTGTCGCCATCTCCTGCTAGACTCTTTAGCTTACTGATAGATACCCGCCTGTCGCCACGCTTGGTTAGATAGAATTTGATCTTGCAATCTTCCCCGCTAAAATGTCGGGCGTCGATTACAACACCGTTTTCGCCTCCCTTTTCTAGTTGGGTAAAGTCAACACCGTGGGCGAAAGCGAACCGGCGCACCGTCGCGTTAGCGTCGATGATGCACTTGTCTAACATCGTAAAAGTCAGGTCAATAGTTGCGGTGGGTTGGGGTAATCTTGATACATTATTCATCGGTAAAACTCCTTGGGGCTTTCGCCCCAGTTGGTGGGTTATCGCGCAGCTATGCGCTCTTTAAATTCGATCTCAGCATTTTCTAAAGTGTCTGCATAGTGACCCCAGAAAAAGCCATCTTCATTGAAGCGCCACGTTACGAAAGGGTGAACGCCTCGGCCTACGTCGCATAGCGCGACTTCATTATAAAACGCTAATAGTTCAACGCCTTGTTTCTTTGCAAGCTCTTGAATAGTCATACGCTAGCCCGCTTGTTTTTCATCATAAATTTATGAGCGTCTTCGATTACGTCGTTAATCGTTTCTAGCTCAAACATGACCACGATCTGTTCATCGGTTAGCGCTTTTGCTGCGTGTCCAGCGGTTAGCGCTTTTTCTATGTCGTATTCAAACTCCCTTAGATACGCGTCTGTCGTTTTACTAATCATAAGTTCTCCTTTGGGGCTTTCGCCCCAGTCGTTATGGTGGGTTATTCTTTGCCAGTTATCGTGATTGAATTTGTTCTATTCTTTCGCCACAGCTTTATAGTTCCGTTTTGCAATTCCTGCATTAAAACCATTGTGTGAACGGTGGCCTCCGCTTCGCCGTATTTTTCGGCGCAGTAATCCAGTAGAAAATTAGTAACCACTTCTCGGCTTAAATTTACGTCTTTGTTTCCGGTTACAGTTGCAAAGTATTGCATGGTGTCTCCTTTGGGGCTTTCGCCCCAGTCGTTAAATTGAGTCATACGCTGCTTTGATAACCACGGCAGATAGCCAGATGATAAAAGCCCAGACTCCAAGGTGTCCGTTTTTAATCGCCTTAAAAAGCTTCATTTGTTTAGCTCGTCCTGAAGCGCGTTTATTTCTTTCCCCATGGTGTTAAAAAGCACCATCAGGCCGGTTATCATCGCGCATTTGTCAGCGTCTCCCATACTGTGGGCGATCTTCATACCGTAGCTAGTAGCGCCTTCGATACTGTCGTATGTTGCGAAGACTGGTACTGTTTTAATTGGTTGAGTATTCATGGTTATTGACCCTTGTAGTCTTTGTTAATTTTATAAAACGTTTCGTCTGATTCTTTGCCAGCTTCAGAAATAAAGCCGCGCTTTATTCCCTCGGCTAATAGTGCATCTTCGTCTAACTCAAAATTAAACGCCGGCGCGAACCGCATAAATAAATCTTTTGACGTTATATATTCATCCATCGTTAAAACTCCTTCGGGGCTTTCGCCCCAGTTGGTGGGTTTATTTTTAAAATGATGCTGTGCTGTGAACTACTGGGAAGCCGTCGACCTCTGCTATAACTGTGCAAATATCGTAGCCTTTAACCTTCTTTCTAGTGGCCTTTTGAAAACGCGCCCTAGCTTTCTCTTGCGCTTCGTATGAGCTGGCCGCGTACACTTCTTCGCGGTTTCGATTCCAAAAACAGATATAACCGTTCATAAATTACCCCGTAACCTTAATTATTTGAAACATTGCCAACACGGTCACAATCGACCATGCAAGCGCAAACACAAAAGCACAAAAAACCATCGCTTTAATAATGCTTCCACCCAGTAATGAAAGTTCCTGTATTAGTTCTCGCTTTGTTTGTCTGTTCATTAGTTCATCTCCAGTTATTAGTTTTGCCTTCCCTTGGCCAGTAGCCGTCCGTGGCTGGTGGGTTTAGCAGTTATAAAAATAATGTCCGGCTGATTCTGTGAACTCATCCATCAAATCACGGGCGTATGCCTCATAGTCAATGTAGCCCACTAAAAAGTCAGGTACGTCGTGCATACAAACTTCATTAAACCAATCAACTGCGAAGTCGAAGTCTGTGTCCCACTGTCCACGGTAACTATCCTCTACGCGGTCAATATTTATACCCGCAGCCATTGCAGCGGCGAATACTTCTTCGTCCAGATAACTAGCCTCAAGCGCTGCCTTGTATGCCCAGAAATCATCGTCTAAATCGTAATCGCCTACAAAGTTGTGCGGTATATCTTCGATGTCGGCAACGTTCCACTCTTCTCGGACTTCGCCATCGCCGCGTTTAACGTCAACACTGGCTAGCCAATTACTAATTGCTAATAAATAATCTTCTTTATCCATGCCGGAAAGGTCGAATGTTTTCCATATCAAGCGGCCGGCGTTATAGTCTGAAAGGCTGTTTAATGTAATTTGCATAATATATTTCCTTTGGTGGGATTTATTGGTTGGGGCCATCGCTGGCCCCAGTAGTTATGGGTTTGCCTTCTGTTCCTCTGGTGATTCTGACAAATACTCAAGGTTTAGCCATATACCGCGCTCTGTTAGGTTACTAGTCATGGGGCTGTCTGCGTAATTATAAAAAGTGTTATCACGTTTAAACTCATGGGCATAAAATAAGGGGCGGGTTTTACTGCTACGAACGCCTAATTTATTTAGCATTTTATTAGCTAATTTACAGTGGGCTTCGGCCTCTTCTAGGGTTTTTACTTCGGGTAGTTCGATCCATATTTTATATTGCATGGTTAATATTTCCTTTGGTGGGATTTATTGGTTGGGGCTTTCGCCCCAGTAGTTAATTAATAAGTAGCTAAGCGGCTTTTTAGTTGTCGCTTAGTGCGGTTAACAATTAAGCTCATAAGCTCAGCGCGTTGGTTTCTCATGCGGGAGTCGTACGGGGTGCAAACTGTCCCAGTAGAGAGCGGCATCATTAGCGGGTAGTTGTTTGGCTTGTTCATGGTTAATATTTCCTTTGGTGGGATTTATTGTGGGGGCCATCGCTGGCCCCAGTCGTTGGGTTAGTTTTTCCAGTTGTGATAATTGGCTAAGTAAACGTCGCAATGGTCGCCTATCTCATAGTCTCCATCTTCAATGCCTTTGACGCTTTCCCACATATCATAACGACACTCAAACCAAACGGGCCGGTCGCCAGCGTCAACAATACATTGATCTATAACCGCCTTAGAAACGTAACCCTCGCCCTCGTATATAGTGGCTACATCGCCGCCAATAGTTTGCTTCCGTATCTCCCAACCTATAGACATAACTATTGGCCATGCTGACTTAGATTTAACTTCGGCTCTTACCTTGCTTCTTTCTGCTGCTATTTCTTGTAATAAAGTCATTGGTAATATTTCCTTTGGTGGGTTATGGCCCCAGCTATCGCGGGGCCGTGGTTAATTATAACCCGTAAAGCTTTACGGTGCATAGCTATTTATAAGTGATTACTTAATAAACTGCCAATTTGGCAGTGCTTCGCCCCAGTAGCTGTGTTCTAATCCGGTCAAATACCAAACTAACCACTTAACCCGCTCCGGCGGGTTTTGTCGTTTTAGGAGGGCCGCACAATTGCCGCCACTAGATACAATGGGACAGTTAAAGAACCACAGACAAGAGACACTTGCTCAAGTATTTGTTGCCACTGGGAACAAGACAGAAGCATATAGGCAAGCCGGATATAGTCAGAATTGCAGCGATAGAACCATAACGGGCAATGTTATGAGGTTATTTAGAACGCCACGGGTTTTAAACAGGGTGGCTGAACTTCAAGCGGAGCAGGCTAAGCTTCACGCTGTCACCGTAGAGAGCCTAACCGCGCAGCTAAGAGAAGACCGCCAGCTTGCATACTCTGTTAAAAACCCTTCAGCAGCAGTATCTGCGGTGATGGGCATGGCTAGACTGCACGGGCTTGATAAACAAGTGTTATCAGCAGACCCCATCAACCCGCCAAGCTTAATAAATATAGCGATAGTGGATAGCACAGCAAAAAGACTCAATGGTTAACGCTAAGAGCCTTGATCTAACACTTGCAGCGCCCTTTGAGCCATTATTAAAGCCTTGCAGGTATAAGGTCGTATATGGTGGCCGTGGCAGTGGGAAGAGCTATTCTATAGCCATGCTCCTTGTGCTTGCGGCGTATAAAGAGCCATTGCGCATACTCTGCGCCCGTGAGATCCAGAAGAGCATTACTGACTCAGTCCATCAGCTTTTAGTTGATACCATTGACCGGCTTGGCTTACTTGGCCATTTTGAAGTGCAGAAGACCCAGATACTGGGGCGAAACGGTTCGCGTTTCTTGTTTGAGGGTTTGAGGTCTAACATCTCCAAAGTTAAGTCGATGGAAGGCATTGATAGAGTCTGGATAGAAGAGGCTGAGAGTGTCACTAATGCTAGTTGGGATACGCTTATACCTACTATCCGGAAGGATAATTCAGAAATATGGGTCAGCTTTAACCCATTAGATGAAATGGACGCGACTTATCAGCGTTTTGTTGTTGAACCGCCTCCAGGCTCTTTTGTAGTTAAAGTTAATTATGATCAAAACCCATGGTTCCCTGAGACGTTAGAGGCTGAAAGGTTACACCTCAAAGAAAAGAACGCAGCGCTGTATGCCCATATCTGGGAGGGTGACTGCTACGCCAATAAGGATGGTGCGTATTTTGCTGAACACATCATCAATAAACAGATAAGCACCATCCCAGTAGATAGAGCATTACCAGTCAATACAGCTTGGGATCTGGGCATAGCAGACGCAACAGCCATATGGCTGTTTCAAGTGCAAGGGAAGTCCGTAAGGTTTGTAAGCTATTACGAATCAAGCGGTGAGGGTATACAGCACTACCTCGATGCACTGGCAGCGTATAAAGAAGAACATGGCATCCAGTGGGGTCATCACATAGCGCCCCATGACATACGAGTAAGGGAGTGGTCAACAGGTCAAAGCCGTCAAGAGATGGCAGCTAACCTTGGGATTAACTTCGATATAGCACCAAGTCTGCCCATTATTGATGGCATTGAGTCGGTCAGGCGTCTACTGGGGTCAGCATGGTTCGATGAAGAGAACTGTAGTGCTGGTATCAGGTCACTGCGGAACTACCGCAAAGAGTGGGACGATAAGCGCCAAGCATACAAGACTAAACCGCTACACGACTGGACTAGCCACTGTGCTGATGCAATGCGTTACTGCGCTGTATCCGCTGAGCTGTGGGAGTCACAACCCGTACAAGCATTACAAACAACACGAATGAGACTAGCGGCGTATGTTGCTGGTGATTCATCAATAGGCTATTAAATGCACGAAGCTAACGAGTTCGACCAATACTATCAAGAGCAAGACGACAGCGAACAGTCTCAAAAGGCTGAACGTGAGATCGTAGAGCGTCTTCGTGTGTTCGGTGTAAACCTACAAGCCCAAGCAAACGACCAAGTACAGCGCAGATTCAGTATCGACGAACGCTGGTTAGACGATTTAAGACAGTTCAATGGTCAGTACGACAAGGTCACAGCAGCCACACTGGCAGCTAGTGGGGGCAGTAAACTGTTCGTAAACATCACCCGCAATAAGGTGAATGCAGCAGAAGCCCGATTAATAGATATTCTATTCCCAACAGATGACAGAAACTGGGGGCTACAGCCCACCCCAGTACCCTACCTGTCTAAACTATCCAAAGACAAAGACCCAATAAAGAACGAAGACGGTAGCCCATTTATTACAAAAGAGGGCGTACAGGTAGAAAAGCGTGACGTAGCACAAGGCGTAATGGAAGAAGCCAGAGAACGTGCTAATGGAATGCAAGAAGAGATAGACGACCAGCTAACAGAAACCAACTATAACTCTGTGAACCGAGATATGGTACACGATGCCGTGCTATACGGTACTGGTATTCTTAAAGGCCCAGTAATACTTGGCAAGACAAGGCAGAAATGGTCTGAGGTAGTAGACGACCAAGGCCAAGTGGCCCAAGTCATGGAAATTGTAGATGACCTAAAGCCCGGTGCTGAGCGAGTAGACCCTTGGGATTTCTTCCCTGATATGCAATCTCGAACAGTCCACGATGCTGAGTTTATATTCCAACGTCACTACATGAGCAAGAAGGCACTTAGAGCGCTTGCTGACAAGCCTGGGTTCCTACGCACACAAATAGCAGAAGTCTTGAAGAAAGACGCTGACAACAGCAGTACAGCAACCCACCTACAAGAAATGCAGTCAATGGCAGGTATATCGTCTTATGACAGTGGACGATTTGAAGTATGGGAGTATCACGGCCCAGTAGAAAAAGATGATCTATTAGCTGCTGGTGTAGATGTCGATGAAGAAGACGTGTTCACAGAGTACAGCGGTATCGTCTGGTTTAGTGAAGGCAAAGTGCTAAAAGCAGTAATCAATCCCGCTGACACAGGTGATATGCCATACAGCGTTTTCAACTGGGAAGGTGATGACACTTCGCTATTTGGTGTAGGCATTCCGTACCTAATGCGTTCAAGCCAGAAAGTATTGAATGCCACATGGCGAATGCTGATGGATAACGCAGGGCTATCAGTAGGCCCACAGACCGTGATTAACAGTCAGGTTGTGCGTCCAGCGGATGGTAACTGGCGTCTAACACCGCATAAGGTGTGGGAGCTAACAGACAAGAACGGCAATGTGAATAACGTGTTTGGATCGTTTGAGATTAACAGTCACATGACTGAGCTAATTTCTTTGTTCCAGTACGCCCGTCAGATAGCCGATGAAGAAACAGCATTACCCCAGATCGCTCAAGGCGAACAGGGTACAGCAACCGACACTGCTACTGGTATGTCGATGCTAATGAATAGCGCAAACACTATGCTTCGACGTGTAGTGAAGAACTATGATGACGACATAACCCGTCCATTTATTAAGCGGATGTATGACTGGAATATGCAGTTCAATCCGAAAGAAGATGTGAAGGGTGACTTCAGCATTGACGCCCGTGGCACAAGCAGCCTCTTGGTAAAAGAGCAGCAAGCAGCGAACTTAATGAACTTGATGAATATTGCCGCATCACCGTTATTGCAACCTTTAACAAACACCGCAGCGTTGTACCGCAAAGTGGTGTCATCCATGCAGCTTGAAGCCGATGAAATCGTAAAGACTACGGAAGAGATCGAACTAGAGCAACAAAAGCTTGAACAGCAGATGCAAGCTCAACAAGAAATGATGATGCAAGCCGAGCAGCAGCAAGGTCAACAGCAAGCGCCTACTGGCGACCCAATGGCCGAGCAGAAGCTAGCGTTAGAAGCACAGAAGATGGAGATGGACGCTCAGCTAAAAGGCGCTCAGATCCAAGCACAGGCCCAGAAGTTAGAAGTAGAACAGCAGAAGATGGCGTCTGATCGAGAGTTGGAGTTAGCCAAGATGGCCGCTGAGAAGGGCATTAAGGTTAGCGAGATGCGCACTAAGCTGGGTATCGAGAAGATGAAAGTGCAGAGCAAAGATATGCTGTTTGAAAAAGAGCAAGCGTTGAAGATGCAAACAGGCAGTGGAATCTAATTGAACATTGATACTAAGTCCACCACATGGGTAGAGATAGCCAAGTGGGCAGAAGAAGAAATTAAGTCTCGCCATGAACTGCTTGAGATGACTCGATTGAGCCATGAGGACACGCAGTTCATACGGGGCGAGATAGGAAGTTTAAAAGCGTTACTGGCCATGCCAACAGCTTTGCTGTTGCACATCGCTAGTAGCAACTATGAGTAAACACAGTGCCGCTAATAAGAGCCGCCGAGGGTGTAACCGATGGACAGTAACGAAACAGTAGATGATTTTGATTCAGCATTTGACGAGTTTTCAGAAAATCAAGAAGACGGGTTGATTGTTAATTTAGAAGAAGAAGATACAGAGATTGTTGGAGAAACCGCAGAGGTTCCAACAGAAGAGGTTCCAGTTGAAGACATCTGGGCAGGGGCCGATGATTCCCTAAAGAGCGAGTACGATAAGCTCCGAGATAATAATGACAAGCTGTCCCACCAAGCGAAAAGCAATGCGGGACGGATTGGCGCACTA